CTTCTTCCATCAGGGTTAACATCTGCTCTAAATGTTCCAAATCTCCATGTTTCATCTACTGCAGTATTTTGTATTTTTATATTAGCAAGTCTTCCTCTAGCTCTAGTATCTATTTTTTGTGTGCTAGCATTTATTGTAAAAGGACCAAGTTGTGAAGATGATCCTGAATCAATAGGAAAATTTTTTAAAAAAATTGTAACAATCGCATTACCTTGAAGGTTTTTAAAATCTGGTAAAAATCTACTTAGTCTTAGTAAATACTCTCCATCACCATCAGTAGGTAAATCAAAATCTCCAGATTGAATATAAGCGGGTATAGCCGTTTCGGTACCATCTAAATCTATTTCATTATTACCTACTTCATGAGCATAGTAAGTAGATGCACCAAAAGTATTTGTAGCACCACTTAAATTTGAAAAAGATGGTGTCCCCGTTGAATTATATTCTGTTGCATAAGGAACATCATAAGTGCTTGCATCTGCATAAGAACTTCGGGCAAGGGTCATAGTAGACCAGCTATTTTCTACATAATTATAAACTACGGCTCTATTATTTTGAACTGCTGGATTACCTGCAGGAGTACCTGCTGGATAGAACCATACAATTTCATTAAATAAAGAATTATGTGATCCGTATATAATCTCATTTGAAGAATAATTTATTCCTACGTTTGTCCCCGTGGTTGTAAATACAAAGTCTTCAACAAGTGATGGAAGTAATTTAACTGTACCATCAAATACAAAAAAACCCCCACCTGAACCCATCCAAAATACTTTACCATCAGCATAAACTGTAGCGTGTTGTCCAATACATCCACAGTTAGAACCTACTTGTCTTATTGAAAAAGTAAATGGTGGACCTACAAACTGCATTGTGTATGCTGCTTGATCAGTCAAAATTAAATTATAATCTTTACCAGATACGGCAGCTACAATTTTATTACCTGTATCAAGTCTAAATGTTCCTGCAGTATTTACAGAAGTTGGTTGATAAACACTAAAATTTTCTTGATCACTAAATCTAATAAACATAGGATCTTGTGTAGTAGAATCTCCTATAGTTGTTTCAGTTCCAAAATGTACAACGTGTCTGTCTCTATCTGAAGTTATTGTTAACCTTGATGCTGTTGGAGCACCAGACATAATGACTGCTCTTTGTTCTAATGGATTTGAAACACCTGGATTCCAAACAAATGTCTTACCATCTTAAACTGTTGCTATTAGTTGTTGTCCAAAGTTATCTAATGACCAACTACCAGGATCTAGTATTACTGAAGAACTAGTTGTTGCAGATCCCCAAGCAACTGTACCCCATGTACTTGTGCCCCAACCATAACCATATGTTTGTATCGTTGGACCAATTTCTTCATAAGGATTTATCGAAGCTCCACCTGCTGCAGACATTCCTGTCCCTGTTTCAGTTGTAGCCATTTTAATAGTAAATGAATTGGTAGCTGTAGATAAAACTTCAAAAGTCAAACTAGTAAAATCTGTAGTGTTATATCTTGTGACTGTTGCTTCTCTAACTGCTGTACCACTTGAATGAGCTGCTGCAGTAGTGCTGTTTGTACCTCTAGTGCATCCTGTTAAATCGTTTGAAGACTTTCCTGTGTATGTAATTAATTCATCGCCAATTCTAACAGTGCCTGCTGCAGAAAAACCTGTAGAACTTGTAAGTGTAATAGTGGTAACAGAATCATTTATATCACCATTAAGTGTAGTAGCTTGTCCTGGTACAGTTACAGATGTAAATGTAATGTAATCCCCAACTTCAAGAACATGACTTGATTTATTTACGGTTACAATATCTGATCCGTTTGTAGATGTAAAAGTTGCACCTGTTATAGCTGTTGCTAAAGGTGTTACATCATAAAATTTATCTTCATAATAAATATATAAAGCTTTAGAAGTACCAAGTGCTGCGTATCTATTACCTTCTAAATCTGTCCAAGTGTGTTGTGCACGTGTAGGTCCTGAAATAGTTTGTTGTCCGATAGCTGTATAGCCACCTATTTTTTCTGGTTGACCGTATCTAAATCTTACAAAGTCACCATCAATCCATTGGCCTTCTGCTCCTGAAGGAGTATCTGCTTTATTAAAACCTGGGGCTATTCTTACATTTCTTAAAGGCATAAGCCATTTTACAACATTTTATAGCTTCATCCAAGTCAGAGGAGAAGGTATATTATGTTCAGATTTTATGCCTTCTTTCATAGTTAACATTATATCTCCTGATATAGAAAGTCTTGGTATATCTTTTGTATTCTTCCCAGTCTCATGAAACATTATAGATGGAAATATAATTACATTACCTGTCTCTGCAGGATACTCTGCTTTACCATAATTATTCTGATCCCACTCTGTAAAATATGGATCTCTCTTTGGAATATTTAATCCTACTTTATGCGCATCATCATCAAGTAAAAATAAATTACCTTGTTCGTGAGCTTGTGGATAATAAACAAAACTAAAGTGACTACTCATGTGTCTATGATAAGAAATAAATTGTTCTTTAACAGATAGGGTAGCCCATGACTTTGTAATATATATTTCAAACAAATCTAAATTATATTTTTGTGCAGATAAACAACCTTGTATTACTTTAGATAATTCATTGTACAATTCTTTGAATCTTTTATCTTTGTGTAAGTTATCATCAATAGATTGTAGTTCTTTTGGTTGTACATCCGTGGTCCGTGAATATTGAGAATTGGTTGGAGTAATATCTCTTAATATTATAGGTACAATTTTTTTATTAATATTTTCAAAGTTTTCTAACTTAGTTATGTATATAGGATAACCAAACCATTTTGATATATTAGCCATTAAGATTACCTTGGTAATCAAACCAAATATAGCTATTTAGTTTAGATAATAATTTTTCCATGTCATTATCCTTTACCACATACACAAGCGTTTCTGTACAAAAATCTTTAATAGCTTCATATCTATGATGACCATCTATTAATACACCATTATTAACAACTAATGGGCATAATAAACCATTTAGTTTTATATCAATCTCAAGTTGATTTATAAGTTCTTGATTATTATTAGATTGATTAGGTTTAATGTCTTTTAACTTATGCCTTTGAAGTATTGAATTAAATATTATTTTTTGTGGTTTTAAAAACAATTACTGTACTCTTAAAAATCTATATCTAACTTCTCCATTACCACCCGCAGATCCACTAGTAGTTGGATGTGCTCCACCTCCACCACCAGATCCTCTAGTTCCTGCAGTACTTGAACCACCTATTGGAGATCCTGAACCTCCAGAAATATTACCAGCATAAGAATCACCACCATCAAAACCAGCTATACTACAGTTATCTCCACCACAGTTTCCTGATCCTGATAAATCTCCAACAGCACCATTACCAGATTGGTTAAACGTTCCTACGGGACCTGATGTATTTGTAGTTACCGCTTTTGTTGTTCCATCACTATCTCTAAAATTACCTGAAGTAATTGCAGTTCCTCCAACTGTTGCTGATCCTGCAGTTCCTGCAGTGTTAGTTCTCAGAGGCCCTTGTACTCCACCACCTGTTCCAGATGACCCACCACCTGCACCAAGTGTAAATAAAGATCCAGCTGAAGATCCTGATAAAGTAGTATTAGTACCTGCAGAAGCTATTCTTGGTTGACCAAAATTAGCAGTCTGGTTTCCTGGGGCACCCCCACCACCTATTGAATAAGATAACGTTTCACCTTCTGTAACAGAAAATATTTTGTCAGATATATATGCACCTGATCCACCTCCAGCTCCAGCAGATTCACCACCTGCTTTGTCATAACCAACTCCCGCCGCAGCTCCACCTCCACCGCCAACGGCAGCTTGAATATGAATTGCATTAGCACCATCAGGCACTATGAAAGTTCCTGATCCTGAACTTAATGTTTGCATTGAAGTTGCTTGAAAAGCTGCAAATACTAATTGCCAAGTACCTGATACTTTTGCATAAATTTCATCTGCTTCTTGCCAAGTACCTGATACTTTGCCATATGCATTATCTATTTCTTCAAATGTTCCTGAAACTTTAGCATAGGTATTAGCCATCTAAACTCCTATGTTGAATATTTAAACC